GATCTCCGCCTTCAGGCTCAGGAGCCTTGCAGCAAGCCCATCAAGGCCCTCGTCATCATTGGCAACGGCAAAGCTTTCGCCTGACGAAAGCACATGCCCATCCAACCGATCCTTCGAAACATCGATGCCAACGACAACGTCCATCTGATCCCATCCTTGTGCAAGCGGGCTTCGCCTTCGCGAGCGGCCCAAGCGACTGTTCGGGTTCGATGGAACAACGAAGCCATCCCTTGCTCTGCCACGGGCTTTTCCGCCCAAGGGGGCTGCGGGCTCGGCTCCGTCACCGCAAGCGCTAGCTAGGCGGCAAGCGGATGACGTCAAGTTACAAGGGGGGTGCCACACGGCACAGCGCTAGATCCCTGCTCCCCATTTCATCCCCACAACCTTTCACCCGTAACGCTGCCTCCCATCGATGCCGAACCGGCGGGATGGAGGCGCCCTCCTCCATCCGGTCCAACCCCTCACGATCGGATGCCCCCATGTGCATGTTCTCCTCGCCGCCAAAAGCAGAGCCGCCGCAAGCGCCACCCGAATACGCCCAGCAGAAGACGCCTGATTATGCCGCGGCCCAGTCCGCTGCCGCACGCCGCGCCTCCGAAAAGGTGAAGGGTGCCCCCTCGACCATCCTCACCTCGCCTTCGGGGGCGCCGCCGCTTGCCGATACGCAGTCGCCGGTGCTCTCCGGCAATGCGCTCAAGAAGACGCTGCTCGGGCAATAAGGGCGGATGGCATCAATGGAAAATCATCGTCGCGATAACGAGACGCAGATCGCCTATCACCGCCGCCGGCTGAATGAGCTGAAGGAGGTTCGCCAGCCATGGGAGGCCGAGTGGCGGGCTCTATCAGAACATATCGAGCCGACGCGGCTGCGGCTCCATTCCGGCCGGGAAGGCCCGCGCTCGCGCGACAAGATCATCGACAGCACCGGCACCCATGCCTATGAGGTGCTGAAATCGGGCATGCATTCGGGCCTCACCTCGCCGGCGCGGCCCTGGTTCCGGCTGACCACCTTCGATCCCGATCTGAAGAAGCTCGACGCCGTCAAAGTCTATCTCGCCGCCGTGCAGGACAAGATGCGCGAGGTCTTTGCGGCCTCCAATCTCTACCGCGCCTTCCATATCGGCTATGGCGATCTCGGCCAGTTCGGCCAGTCCGTCGCCATCCTCGTGGAAGACGAGGAGACTGTCATCCGCGTGCAGCAGCTGGTGCATGGCCGCTTCTGGATCGCGAGAGATCACAAGGGCAAGGCCACTACGCTCTACCGCACCTTCCGCTGGTCCGTACAGCGCATCATCGAGCGCTTCGGTTACGACAATGTGCCGGAGCGGCTGCAGAGCCTCTATGACACGTCGAAATATGGCGAATGCTTCGATGTCTATCACGCCATCGAGCCGCGCTATGATCGCGACCCCAAGCTGATCGACAAGCGCAACAAGCCCTTCCTTTCCAATTACTGGATCGACGAAATCGGCAGCGAATTGCTGGAAGAAAGCGGCTTCGATTCCAACCCCATCATCGCGCCCGCCTGGGAGCTTTCCGAGGACGATCACTACGCGCTGTCCCCCGGCCAGAAGGCGCTCGGCGATATCAGGATGCTGCAGCTGGAGCAGACGCGAAAACTCGAAGGCATCGACAAGAAGGTGCGCCCGCCGATGAACGCGCCGACCTCGATGCAGAACAGCCCGGCCTCGCTGCTGCCGGGTGCCGTCAACTATGTGGATGACCCGACCGGCAAGGGTTTCCGCCCGGCGATGGAGGTGAACCTCAGCCTGATGGAGCTGCGCGAAGATATTCAGGAAGTGCAGAACCGCATCGAGAAGACCTTCTTTGCCGATCTCTTCTTCGCCATCACCAATATGGAAGGCGTGCAGCCGCGCAACCAGTTCGAGCTGACCCAGCGCAAGGAAGAGCAGTTGCTGCAGCTCGGCCCGGTGCTGGAAAACGTCTTCGGCGACCAGCTCGGCCCGACCATCGACCGCACCTTCGATATTCTCGCCGCCCGCGACGAGCTGCCCCCGCCGCCGCCGGAGCTGCAGGGCACGGAGCTGAAGGTGGAATATATTTCCACTCTGGCGCAGGCGCAGCAGGCGGTCGCCACCGGTGCGATCGAGCGCGGTGTGGCCTTCATGGGCCAGGTCTCCGCCGTCAAGCCGGAAGCGCTCGACAAGCTCGATGTCGATGAGGCGATCGATCTCTATTTCGATGCGATCGGTGCCCCGCCCTCGATGATCCTTGCCGATGACAAGGTGGAGGATATCCGCGCGCAGCGGGCACAGCAGATGCAAGCGGCACAGACGGCGCAGATGGCCTCGCAGGTGGCGCCTGCCCTCAATCAGGGCGCCAAGGCCGCACAGGTGCTGGCCGATGCCAATGAGAACCCGAATGGATCAGCGCTTCTGCGCCAGCTGGGTCTCGCCTGATGGACCATTTTAAGGATCAACCATCTCTCCCCCAAAACATCGAACGGAATGAGATCACCGCGGCGTTCCGCGAGGTCTTCGCCACCGCCTCCGGTAAGCGCGTTCTCTTCTGGATGCTGGAACAGTGCGCGATCTACCAGGAAGCCTATGCGGGGGAACTCGTCAACGCCACGCATTACACGCTCGGCAAGCAGGGCGCCGGCCGGCGGCTGATCGCCGAGCTCGACCGCATCGACCCGACGCTCTACCCGCGCCTGCTGCTGGCGATCGCGGATCTCAAGGCAAATGACAAGGCAGCGGCGGCAAGCCGCGCCGCAAGTGAGGAAGGCGAAGACCATGACAGCGATGTTTAAGATCGGCAGGCCGGAAATCGCGATGAGCGCCGAAGGCACCGGCAGCGGTGGCAATGGCAGCGGCAGCAGTGAAAGCGCTGCGCCCGAAACCATTCTCTTTCCCGAAGATGCGCCATCACCGGATGGTGACACTGGCAGCGACAACCACGCCGAAGCCGAAGACCGCGACGCCGGCAAGCCTGACGATAGCGGCGACGATCCAGCCGATCGCGTGCCCGACAATGGCCGCTACTCCCTCACCATGCCCGAGGGCATCGAGGTCGATCAGGAATTGATCGATGCGCTCGGTCCCGATTTCCACAATCTCGGCCTCACCAACCGCCAGGCGCAGCAGCTTGCCGATCGCTTCATCGAGATCCAGGGCCGGCGCGGCAAGGCAGCCTCCGAAGCCTGGGCCGGCCGTGTTCAGGGCTGGGCCGAGGAAGCGCGCAAGGACCGCGAGATTGGCGGGGCGAAATGGTCCGGCACCGTGGGCTCGGCACAGCGCGCGCTTTCGCGCCTCGGGACACCTGCGCTGCGCGAGTACCTGAATACCAGCGGCGGCGGCAACCACCCCGAAATGATCAGAATTTTCGCAAAGGTCGGATCGATGATCCAGGAGGACAACCCACCGAACGGCGGCGCGGGCGGAAACGGCCGGAAGGCCGAAACCGCGCACCTGATGTTTCCCAAAGACGCACCGAAGGGCTGATAAGACATGGCCACCATTGGCAGCTACTACCCCAACCTCGTTGACGCATTCAAAGGCTCTGCCGAAGGCGCCGTCATCGAGCTTCTCTCCCAGCAGAACCCGATCCTCGACGACGCGATGGCCGTCGAGTGCAACATGGATGCCGTGCACCGCCATATGGTGCGCACCGGCCTGCCCTCCGTTTCCTGGGGTCGGCTCTACCAGGGCATCAAGCAGTCGAAGGCGACGATGCAGCAGGTGGACGACACGACCGGCTTCGTGCATGCCCGCTCCGAAATCGACATGCGCCTGCTCGATCTGGCGCCCGACAAGGCCAAGGCCCGTCTCGTCGATACCATGCCCTTCATCGAGTCGCTGAGCCAGGAAATGGCCTCCGGCCTTTTCTACCACGATACGGCAACGACGCCGGAGAAGTTCAGGGGACTGTCGGCCCGCTACTCCGCCTATAACCCCAACCTGCCGAACGTGGCGCAGCCGAATATTGCAAACCAGGTGGTCAATGGCGGCGGCACCGGCGCCGACAATACCTCGATCTGGTTCGTCACCTGGGGCGACCACGCCACCCATCTTCTCTACCCCAAGGGCACCAAGGCCGGCGTGAAGATCGATGACAAGGGCGAGCAGCGCGTGCTCGATGCCAATGGCGACCCCTACTATGCCAAGGAGACGCTCTACACCTGGCATCTGGGCGCTGCCGTGAAGGACTGGCGCTACAACGCCCGCGTCGCCAATATCGATGTCTCCGACATGATGGCGGGCACCGTCGATCTCTGGGCGCTGCTGCGCAAGGGCTACTACCGCCTGCAGTCGCGTCGCCTGAACGCCAAGGCCAGCCGCATCGCCATCTACATGAACAAGGATGTGCTCGAAGTGCTCGACGTCCAGTCCACCGACCGGGCGCTGACCTCCGACCGGCAGAACACGGTGCACCTGACCACGCAGTTCGTCGAGGGCCAGGAAGTGAAGTTCTATCGCGGCATCCCGATCCGCGAGACGGACGCCATCCTCAACACCGAAGCCGCCGTTCCGGCGCTCGCCTGATCGTCTTCCTCAAGCCCGCCGTGATGAGCGGCGGGCTCCCTCTCTCGAAAAGGTATCCAACATGATTTTCGACCGGCAGACGCTGCTTTCGGACGCGCAGGTTATCACCGCAACCGGCCCCAGCACCAATGTCATCAATCTCGGTCCGATCAGGGCCGGCCTGACCCGCGATATCGGCAAGGGCGAGCCGATCCCCTTCCTCATGCAGGTGGTGGAAAGCTTCAACAACTTGACGTCACTCGCCGTCACCATCCAGACCGACGACAACGAGGCCTTCCCCTCGCCGAAGGCGGTCATCACCACCACGCTCATGCTGGCCGACCTCAAGGCCGGCAAGATCATCCCGCCGAGCCATATTCCGCGCGGCACGGATGAGCTCTACCTGCGCCTGCTCTACACCGTGACCGGCACGGCGCCGACGACGGGCAAGATCACCGCCGGCTTCACCGCGGGGGTTCCCTCGCATGGTTGATGTCGTGGCCATCGAGCGCGGCTATTTCGGCGGCGCCAGACGCGAACCCGGCGAGCGCTTCGCTCTGCCGGACGCGCTCTGGAAGGACGAAAAGCGCCGCCCGAAATGGGTGCGGCTTGCGCGGTCGGGTAAGGCTGTCGAGGCGGAACCGGCCGACCGGAAGCCATCTGCAAAAGCCGCAAAGCCTGCCGGCAACGGCGTGCAGGAAGCACTCGGCGGCCCGGCCCCGGACTGGGTGATGCCCGATGCCCAGAAATCTCAGAACTCCTCCCAGCCTGTCGATTGACAGGCCACCTCTGGAGCGCCGTGCGTCCATTCGGACAACTGACGCTCCAGCTCTTTTATTCGACGCATCAGGCTTCCGAAAATCGATTCCGATTTTCGGGCCGATGCCGTAGCGGCTTCGGCCGCTCGTTTTCTTGTTCAGCAAGGCAGCGCGCCGATGGCAAAACTCTACAATATGCAGCGCGTGCAGGGCGTCGTGATCGTGCCCGAAGGCACGCGTTTGTTCAACAATCGCCCGGTCATCGGCATCCGCGATGTCGGCCCCGGAATTGCTTTCGCCGGCAACCAGTGCGTCCTCGGCATAGATATCGTCACCGGCGGTGCGACTGTCTATAACGACCTGCCCGTGCTCGGCGCCGTGCAGATCAGCGATCAGCGCAGCCTTTATGGCAATGCGCCCGTCATCCCCGTCAACAGGCTCGTCTCGCCGCTGACCATCCTCGGCGCCGATCTTCTCGCCTGGTGGACCGCCGACGATCTCCAGAGCATGGATTTTGTCGGCGCGCAGGTCAGCGCCTGGCGCGACAAGGTGACGGGCAAGACCGTATCGCAATCCGTCTCCTCCGCCCGGCCGGTCTATTCCGCCGTGGGCTTCAACGGCGCGCCCTGCCTCACCTTCGACGGCACGGATGATGTGCTGCTCAATGCCGGAAATCATGGCCTGCCGCAGGGCACGACGCCAGGCGAAATCTGGGCGCTCGTCGACCAGCAGGCTGCCCCCGGCACCGGCACCGTCCGGGTCATCACCCTGACGGGGATCACCAGCGCCAAACGTCGCTTTATCAACCGCATGGCGACAGCAGGCGCCAACAGGGCTGAAATCCGCGTCGGCAATGGCGGCTCGGAAGCCATCATCCCGGAAACATCAGCCGATTTCACCGGCCGCCACCGGCTGCGCGGCCGTTTCATGGCCGCCTCGGCCGAAATCGGCATCGACGATGCCCGCGCCACAGGCGCCGTCGCGCTGAACACCGCCGGCCTGACGGGCGTGTCGATCGGCGCGACGACCACGCCCTCCTCCTTCTGGTACGGCGGCATCAGGGAGGTTCTCTACACCAATCCGCTCACCACCGATCAGGCCGCGGCACTGGCCGCCTGGCTTGATCCGAGAAGGAATATCTGATGTCCAAACTCGTTCTCTTCCCGCCCACCAAGCAGGCCGCAGCCGAAACCTACCGCGCCGCCGCCGACGCGCTCTACGCCGCCACCTTCGAGCCCGGCGGCACCTTCAGCTACATCCGCCCGGACATATCGGGCAACTGGGCGGTGCCCTATTACGGCCCCGGCTGGACCTTCGACGGCACGGCTTTTGCGGAGCCGGAAAGCATGGTGCCGCTGCGGGTGGATGGCGTGGTGCATGATTTTGCGGTGTGGGTGGAGGATGCCTAGAGCAATTCCAGCAAAAGCGTGCAGCGGTTTTGCGTCCGGAATTGCGTGAAGACAAAAGCATCCGCCGGTTCATCCGGCAATCCCTCGAAAATTCCTGAGGGCCTGGCGATTGAAAGGCCACCACGGGCGGCTTCGGCCGCTTCTTTCCGAACCCAATAAGGAAAACGCAGCAATGGCGAAACTCTATAATATGCAGCGCGTCCAGGGCGTCGTCATCGTTGCCGACGGCACGCGCATGTTCAACAACCGCCCTGTCATCGGCATCCGCGATGTGGTCGGCTCCACCCTCTTTGCCGATAACAAGTCTGTGCTCGGCATCGATATCATCAGCGATGGCGCGACTGTTTATAACGATCTGCCCGTGCTCGGCGCCGTCAGGATATCGGACGGACGCAGCCTCTACGGCAATGCGCCGGTCATTCCCGTGAAGGGTGCAGCTGTCGCGGTGCCGCTTCCCGCCCTGCCTTTGGCGACAGGCGCCAAGGTCATGGGCCTCGGCCACAGCTTCATCGGCCTCGGTGCGGCGCAGACCTATACCGCCGGACAGACGGCGACGAACGGCCATACCGGCTTCTACGAGAATGGCCGAACGGTCCTCTCCTGGATCAAGGCAGCCGATGGCCGCTTCAACCTCGACATGTTCGCCGAACTCAACCATCCGTTCTTTGCGCCGAGTTCCTTTGCCGCCTTCTCGGGCGCCATGGGCGGAAAATCGGGCGATTGTCTCTTTCCGGTTCCCGGCCTGGAAGCACAATTCCCCGGCACGCTGGCCCGCACCGCCTATGCCCTCGGCCAGAAACCCGACATCGTCTATATCGACATCGGTTATAACGACATCGTCCGAAACAGGACGCTTGCGCAGATCCTTGCAGACCTCGACACCCAGGTACAGCGCATCGTCGATGCCGGCATTTACGTGATCCTGCAGACGCTGAGCTGGACCAACACGCTCGACGATCAGCCTGGCACCGACGATCCGGCATGGCCCGGCACCCTTAACGGCATCAATGCCTGGATCGTCGCGCAGGCAGGCCGCGAAGGCGTCATGCTCTGCAACACGCTTGCGCTCGATGGCCCCGCCTCCGGCATCTCGCCTGCCATGTTCGTCGACGGCCTTCACCCCAAGCCCGACCTGATGGCAAAACGATCAGACATCCTCCTGCCGGCCCTGCAGGGCATGGTCTCAGCCGGGGAAACGCGCTCGCTCGACCCGCTCGCCGCCTACAACATCTTCCCGCCCAAGGGCACGCCCGGCACGACAGGCACCAAGACAAACGTCACCGGCGATGTCGCCACCGGCATGCGCCTGGTGCGCGGAACCGGCACCTCGACCTATGTCGGCAGCAAGGAAGTGGTGGCGACCGGAAACGAAAAACAGGTCATCACGATCACACCGGTCAACGACGCGCTGGCCGTCCACACCGTGACCTACGGCCTGCCGGCCAATCTCAGCCTCGCAACCCTCGGCCTCGTGGCCGGCGACTGGCTCGAAATCCAGATCCCGGTCGAGCTCAACGACTGGGCCGGCTGGGACTACCTCGACAGCTCTATCCGCGGCCCGGTCCAGATCGGCAACACAGTGACAGTGACTGGCGGCGGCTGGACGACGGGCAACTACATCGGCGGGCGCAACCGCTCGCTCATCTGCGGCTCGAAACTCTGGCTTCCGCCTGGGCTGACGATGACGAACATCCGGCTCGATAATTTGCTGATCCTGCGGCACCTCTGCAATACGGGCGGCACGGGCGTTGCCAAGATCGGGGCGCCGATCATTCGTAAGCTTGCTGCTGATCCTCGGGCCGCATGGAAGCTGGCGGCCTGACTCCCGCCGTATCTGAAGCGGGTGTCCTGGATACCTTCAGTTTGTCCCTCAGCAACAAGAGCAATATCCCTGCTAAAATGAAGGCCTGCAAGGACAAGTAGGCGTACAAGATCCACCAGAACATGGCTCGTTCATTCTCCCCCTGGGTGGGAGTGAAATAGGACAGCAGTTACTACGGAAAACAGGGACCAAGGTCTGATGTGGCAACCTCGCGTGGAAAAGGGTGCCTCCCGGTCAGGGAAAGACACCCTTCTCTTGCCGACTCTGAAGGCGCCAGCAGGAAAGAAATTAGCGGACAGACCGCAGTCTGCAATCGGACCAAAGTCCGACGCCGACTAATTCGATGCCTCCGGCCAGCGCGTCGCTCAAGCGGCAAGTAGCCAAGGCCAGAAACAGCTGTTCCACCGACATCAGGCGATCGGTTGCGGCATCCGCTACCCTCATCTGCTAGCGAGGACTTTCTTGCCGAAGAGCCTCGCAATGAAAGCCGTTGCCACGCGCAATGCAACGGGTGCGGCAGAGGGCCGGCGAATGCTCGGCTGCAGGCCCGCCTTCAGGCGGGAGCGTGGTGTCGGATGGATCTCATCTCTCATGGACCAACCATCGCCTTCCCGGGCGTCTGCGCCCCGAGGCGAAATCGCTTCTTTGACGACCTTGTCCTTTGAGCTGGCGATACCGGAAACGTCGCCTTTGTTCACAGCAACGGTCTGTATCAACTCGTCTATGTCGTAAACATGCTGCGTTTCTTCAAACAGCTGCTCGATGCCCAT